CCAAACCGGATCGGCTGGGGCTGTTTGGTGCGAGTTAGATCAGGTCGCTTCGGGCGTCCCACGCTTTCCGAAATGCGGGCAACCGGTCCTTATTAGAAAGTCCATGAGTCGACTCGGTATATACGTGCAACGCGAGCTGATTTATTTCAGGTATTTCCTGGTCGCGGGTGAAGGCTGGGGCCGCAACGCAGCCACACGAATTGTGGCCTTCGAACGAAGCTGTCCGTTCAGACTTGTAGACCACGCCTCTGGAAGCCATCAATGCGCACCAGGCACATGGTTGGCCGTCTGTGAGCCGATACCAGCCGACCGCGACCGGATCCGTGTGGACGGTGTTGATCGTGGTAGTGCGGCTGCCGTCGTTCACGATCCGGGCGGTCGTGCCCAACGTGGTCGACAGGGCCGTGTTCGGCTGCGCCGTGTCTTTGTTGAGCATTCCCGGCCCGGAGAACCCGAACGCCCTACTGAGCCACTCGTCGCTCGGCTGCGCTGCGATCCGCAAAAGCGACTCGGGGGCAGGCGATTGCGTGGCCTGCGCGCGCATTGTCCGGTAGACGATTCCGGCTGCGGTTGAGGACTGTTGGTGGTAGTTCCGGACAAGCAGGATCATCGCTCGCAACCAGCCTGGGAACGTTTCGTTCAGCCGCTTCTTGTCCAGAAGCTGCCAAAGCATCGCGGCGTCCCGCATCGCCGCAGCCGATATTGCGTTCTGCGCGGTACGGGCAGTCGCCGCCAACGTGAGCGCCGATACGGTCGGGTGCTGCTCAACAGGTGCGGTCATCCACCGAGACCTGCAGCTATCTGCGGATCAGCCGGCTGCGACTGCTTGTTCAGCGTGAACATCAGCTTGTCCAGCGAATCCCCCGACTGGATGATGTCAACGGCGCGGGCCTGGTCCTGATCCGTCCACCCCGGTACCCGTTCCCACAACATTTCGGCGGGGATGCCGAGCATCTGCTTCATCTTCCCGAGCGCATCGACGATCGCACCGGGCGACGTTGTGGTCATGTCCCGCCAACGGACCTGCGAAGACGTGTCCGACGCTGCGCTCGTGTCTCCGTCGATCAACGCGGCGGTGCGTAGAACCAGTTCCCACGTCTCACCGAAAGACGTTTTGATTTCGGAGCCCTTGCGGTCCTGCCCGGAGTCGTTCGACGCGACCGCCTCCGGGGATACGTTCCGCATCGACGCAGTCGAGTTCCCCAATGCTGACGCTGGGACTTGCCCGATCGCTGCCATGTCCGACAGCGCAGAGTTCTTCGACCCGATGTAACGAGTCAAGTCCGTTTCGGTGAACTCCCCGACCTTCACGTCAGCATCTGCGAATGACCAAAACTCTGCAGCGGACGCCTTCAACGATTCCGCTTCGGACTTGGGGATCCACCCGATGACGTACCGCTGTTTGAACGCGGCGTAATACTGGGCAACCAGCATCCCAAACGACGTCTCATCGATGCGGCGTTGAATGTCGATGAGGGGTTCGACGATCCCGAACTGTTCCTCACCTTCAAGGAGCATCCGGTCCCGGAACCGCGCGACCGGACAGAATCCGAGGTCGTGTCGGCGTGCTTCGAGGAACTTCCACTGGCCTTGCGGTGGGATCAGCGTGGAGGCTCCAAGCCCGGAGACCGGGTAGTTCTCGACTCCGATGAAGTAGACGGCCTCTTCGTCGTACAGCCGCATCATCGGACCGCGAACCTCTAGGGCCATCATCGGCCAGTCGTCGATCGTCGGATCCTGATAGATCGCGGTCATCTCCAGCGGAGAAAACCCTTTGATCACCGGGGCCGTGTCACCAGGAAGGATCGTCGCGTACGACGCCCCGAACTGCAAAGCGGAGCGATGGATCCCCGTCTGTCGGGCATCCAGCCCGTTCGGCTGCCAATACTTGTCCCACACCTGCGACGGGGTGCCGTTCGCTTCGATATACCCGTCGACCTTCATCACCTGGGAGAAAACGTCCAGGATCAGAGGAAGAAAGTTCGTGCGGGCCTTCCACGCCAGGTTCTTCATGACCTGCGGGGCATCCTCTGGCATCTCCACTGTGGGGTGCCCGATACCGGCGACGTTGAAAGGCTGGTCGATGTACTGCGAATAGGCCCGTTTCGGGTTGACCGCAGCCGAGATGAAATTCAGCCGCTGCGCCTCGTGGATGCGAGGGCCAGCCCAGATGGTGCGGGCGGCTTCGAGCGCGTCATTCGGCTTGAACGCCACGCTTGCCGCCTCTCATCTGAAGAACGCTTCGCCCGTGCGGGGTTTGTCCAGGTCACGGAGTTGGAGGAGACGACGCAACATGCGGGCACCCGCCGCGCAAATCGCGAGATCGATCTTTTTGGTCGACTCGCGGTTGTCCTTGCGCATCGAAACCCCATACTTGCCGGGATGCCGGCGAGCATTGATCAGGTGCCGTTGCAACCAGGAAGACTGGCCGATTTGGTGGAACCGGAACTCCCCGGATGTGATGTCCGCGTCGAGCTGCTCAACCGCTGGAACGAACTGGGCCTGCCGTGTCGGTGATGTCATGTCCCAGGCGACGGCATGGATGTGTTCGCCCGTCTTCGTCGCCCACAGCTTGAATTTCTTGCCGTATCGGCGTGACCATTCGTCGCACAGCGGCCAGAAGAACCGTTCGTCGTCCTCAGCCTCATCATCCTTGGCGTGGGATGGGTCGAAGAAGAACGCCTTCACGACATACAGGTCCATCGCTTCAATGACGGCAAGGTCAACCGCTCCGCGGTCAACGATCTTGCCTTTACGGGGCTGCTGCACGTGGATCGTTTGCGTCAAACCGTCAGATATTCGGCAGGCCACGATGCCTGTTGCGTCGTCGGATTTCGAGCCGTCACCGAACATCGCAATCTCGTCGCCCGGTAGCAAGGCATCCGTTGTGGCGCACGCTTTGACGTGGTTCGGATCGAACCGGGCATCCTCCGTGGCGGTGATCTGGTTGTACCACTTACGCCGCGATTCAGATGCGGAGTTCGACCCGTTCAAGATCGAAGCAAGGATCCGTTTGATGCTCAGCCAGATCGCGTCACCACGAATGGATTCGACCACTGCTGGTGCCGCTTCTGCTGTCAGTGGAGCTTCGGGCGGTGCCTCCAGTGAGTCGTATAGCAACCCGAAGTCGACCGCTTGCGCGTTTTCCCCCTGTGTTGCTTCCCATGCCTCACGAACCCGCTCCCCGACGGAGTCCTGACCAGGCCGGAAAGCGTTCGCAATGTCCAGGATCCGCGCCGCGCCGTCCTCGGACTTCGCCGCGTTACCTTCGATCGCACCGGCCATCTCATGGCCCTGGTTCGACTGCAACCAGTTCTGCGTCTCGTTCCGGCCGATCAAAGTCGGCCGTCCACCCTCAATCGCGAGCGGGTTACGGGTAACCGCCTGGATCTGTCGGGTATCCCCCAGCCCCCACACGTTCAGCTTCCCGACCTGCACACCGTAATGCCGGCGGCAATCGAGAGAAATCAGAGACGGGAACAGCTTCATCGTGTTCTGCGTCTGCTGCAGGTTCACCGCGACGAGCTGCACCCACGCGCTCGGTTCCTCGCGCCCAACCGGAATGTCGCCATCCCAATGGTCGAACGTGACATCCGCGAACATCGCCGCAACCGAAATCGCCGCGAGAAGAGGGTCCTTCCCCCACCCCTTCAACCTCTGCAAGACAGCGGAGTGGTGAAGAAACGCCCCGTCATCATCGACCGCGAAAAACCACAAGATGAACCGGGCCTGCTCGGCCGTGAACTGCCACGGCTTCCCCGTCTTATCAGTCAGCCACTTCCCGCACCAAGCAAGAACCCGCCAACCCAACGTGAACGTCGGCAAGACCCAGCCGTTGTCGTACTGCCACGTCGGCCCGATCCGAACCGGCTGCCACACCAAATCAGTCGGCGGCAGCGTGCGCTCCAGCAGATCCTGATACCAACCGATGATCTCGGCGAACTCAGACTCCGACGTGGAAAGTGGAACAGCGAGGCTACGCGCCATCGCCGGGTATCGCCGCCAGGTCGATGTCCTCAGTGAAGATCACGATCTGCTTAAGTCCGAGCAGATCCTTGAGATCCCCGAAGCGATCAGCGATCGAGCTATCGAAGTTGCCTACGTTGCCGAAGATCAGCACATCGCCAGGCTTCACGAGGACGACACGGGTCTCGGTCATGCTCCGCGCCTAGCCCACCGGGCATTCGCCGCCGCACGGTTCTTCGTCGACAACGCGCCACCAACATCCGTCGAACCCTCGTCCGGCAACTTCAGCTGCCGCAACAACGTTGCCCGCGCCGACCGATACTGACGCAACTCCGAAATCAGCGGATGAGCCACCAACTGGCCCTGCGACCCCCGCGTCGTCATCGGCCGGCCATCCTCAGCCCACGCCTTCTCCATCGCCGCAATGATGTCCGCCGTACGACACGCATCCTCAAGCACAGCCAACTCGTCAGGCCGAAACTCATACCCCGCCGTGATCGCCTTCCACAGAGCCTTACCAGCCCGATCGAGCCCTGTCGGCGGAGTTATCGCAGCCATATCGAGTGACCTCCTGGGTCAAAACGCCACCTGGGCGGACGAAGCAACCGCCCGAAGACGGACCAAAACTGAGGAAAGGCGCATGCAAGCCACTGGTTGCTATACGTCCCGGTCAGCGGGTGGGGATGGCCTGGGGTACCCCCCACCCCTCTAGGCGGTGATGCGTCCGGGATGGGGCTCAGTTGGGCGCTTGCGGCTTGGGCGAGCGGTTCGGGCTTCTGCTTGCGTCTTGATGGTGTGGTGGGCGGGGCAGAGCCACTGAAGGTTGTTGGGTTGGTCCCCTGCGCCGCGGATGAGGTGGTCGCACTGACCGCCGTCTCCGGTGAGTCGGCCGGTCCAGGTGCAGCGTTGGCTGTCGGTGACCCATTGGCATTGGCCACCTGCTGCGCGCCAGGTGTGGGCCCGTAGGCGTT